ATTAACACCCTGTAACATGGGTATATCGCAAAAAACGTGATTCGGGATTTGCAACTCTTTCGAGTGTAGGTGGAAAACAGAAAAAGTTGCAACAACAACTGTGTAGGTATTTCGTTTTTTCAATATATGATATTTCGTTTATGTAGGCAAGCGCGGGAAGACGCACGAACCTCTTGAAGGGGGTTTTTGCACCTCATTATTCTATTCGTGTTAAAATTAATAATATTGATGAAACAGTTGCATTTATTTATGAACCATTGGCTTGTCATAGTTATAACACAATTAAAAAAGGTAATAAAACTAAAAAAAATTTTATTGATATCATAAATATTATATAATAATTTCAAGAATTTTATGTTATTATTATATAATGCCTTCTATCACAGATGATATGATTCGTAATTTTAATCCTATTTTAGAACCACCCTTATTTAATACTAGTTCAGGTCCTAGTAAACCTAGTTATACTCTTTTAGAAACACTATCAGTAGATGATACATGGCATGATTTAGCAAAAGACAGAGCTGGATATAATTCTACCCAATTTAAAAATAGGATTGCAAATTATCTAATGACTGGCGACGCTGCTGCTCTAGATGGGATTGGTGGAAATAATATAGCTGATTATAAAAATACCATGAATGGTACAGTGTATGGTCAAACATCAGGAGGAACATTTGAAAATAGAGTCGCAAAAACTTTTGAAATTAGAGAGGGTTTACAACCTGCTAATATTACAGTAACATATGAAGAGTTGATATTGAATATTAATATTCAAAATGCAGGAATTTCTTTCAACCAACCTTTTTTTGAAAAAAACATTATTGGTAGTAATGGTTCTTTAATTTTACTTCCAGATATAGCTGATTCATCAGTTACTTATAATAACTGGATATCTGAATATTGTAGTCGTAGGGGTTCTCGCGAAGAATCCGTTGTTAATCTTTTTATTGCTACTTTTATAAAATGGTATATGTATGGTGTTTATAACACAGGACAATATACATATGGTTTATCCACACTTCAAACCGGTTCTATGAAAATATTATTTGACGGAGGACAATTTCATTTGAAGGAAATATCTTCTGTTACAGGATCAGGTATTACACCACTTCTTTCTACAGCATCTGTTATGGACTCAGCCAATACATCAGTTGGTTTATTAGATCCTGACATAGGAGTTCATTTTTCTAACATATCAATAGAGCCCGACATCAATAACCCCAAATTTCATCCTATGTTTTCAAATTACTTTACATCAAACAACTTAGTTACTGGTTATATGATCAATCCTGGTCAAATATTCGGTGAAAATGGTACTGCATGTTTCTCTTTTATTATTTTTTTAAATGATGAGCAAGCGCAATCTGACAGTTTGTCATTAGAAGGAGCGATGCCAGGGAATGGTCTTAAGGAGGCTATTACATTTATTCGCACTGGACAAAGAGGTCAAATTTATGATACAGCTATTGACTTTATAACTTTGTATGTTAATTCTTACCCACAGAAAATGGCCCGATGGTATTTTGGTCAAATAGATAAAAAAAGTAAAAGCAATGTTAATGATTATTATAGTGCATGTGGTGTATCTGGAGCTGGTGTATCATACATTGGACAAATATTTTCTATTTTGGATAGTATAATAAGATTAACACCGAATCCAAATCTAATTACTCAAATACAAACTCAATTAAACATGCTTAAGAGCTTACCAACACGCACTGCTATTCCTATTTCAGATGCAAGAATTTTAAATATCTTTCATAACTTAGATACAAATTCAATAGATCCTACAAGCATTTTACCTAAAATACCACAGTTATATGCTCTTATGGCAGATTATAAAAGACAAGGAGACTACAATCAAATTCACGAAGTACTTTCTTCTATTTTACAAAGTGGAAAAAATGATGGAATGTTTACTTTTGCATCGGGTGATGAACTAGCCGCACTTATTTCAAGGTTATGTGGAATACCTACTATATTACAGTGGTCTGGAGGTGGAAGAACTACATTGTATCGCTCTGATATTTTTTCTATTAATGAAGCTCAACGAGAAAGATTGACATTAGCTGCTAATAATAATATTATTACTAATTTTAGAGTGAATATTATACCAGATTTAACAAAAATTACTAGTTTTTTAGAAAAAATATTTCCCTCTCTTGGAAAAATATGTGATCAATTCTACGAAATTTTTAGACAAATACCGACAACAGATAATAATCTATATATTGGATATTTATCAAAATTTGAATTGTTATCTAAAATCATTAGTATATATAGTTTATTCATTAAAGCTAATACTATTACAGAAAATGGTTTATTGGAAAAGCTTGGAACATTTATTAATACATTTAATGAGTATTCTGGACTTTATCAAGAAGCAAATCGTCCTAGCGATACTGGCTTACTAGATCAAAGTAAAAGTATTCTTAGTATTATATCTGAGATTTCTAATGATCCAGCAATGACACTATATGATGATATTGTTCAACAGTTTCCTATTATTCAGACAGTTGATAATATAGAAGATATCGTAGACTATTTTACACCATTAAATGTAACTGAGCTAGGAACGGGTACATTTGAAAGGAAAATTTTTAATTTGCAATTTAAAGATGGTTTTACGAAAAAAAAAAAACTTGTCGCCCTTTCTGGTCAATTAATAATTCTATATCCTGCCACAACCAGTAGGAGTGGAAGAGTATCATCTAGTAACAGAGCTAAAGATGCGGGTCAACTTAAGCAGAGTACAAAAAAATATAATGAGTTAATAAGCGAGTTTCCTTCATCAGTTCAAGTATACTTAGTAGAATCTCTTGGAGAAACGCCCCCAGCAGCAAGTGACGGAACCGGATTATTTCCAACTACATTAGCAAATATTGGGGGAAGTTTTTTCCCTAGAGAATATAATTTTTTAACCCCTCAAACTGCAAATGCTACTGGCACATCAATTCAAGTTATTCTAGCGAATATAGTACCTCAATTACAAAGAAGTATAGTACGAATACAAAATAGCCGTCCATTAGTAGGTGGAAATAAGAAAAAATATAATTTAAATTTTCAAAAAGGAGGTGATCTTCACAGTACAGTTAGAACTGTAGATGCAAATAAACGATATTGTTATAATAAAATTCAGTCATTTGTATTAAAAATTTTCAGTAAATGTAATAAATTTTTATTAGACACATTTAACAATGTAATAAGGGGACCCGACGCTGCAGGTAAACCTGTTGTCATTCTTAATTCACTTGCACAATTATTAATAACGCCTGAAGATGGAAGTGGATTCGTTTTTCAAGCTATTAATAGTACTGATTCTAATTTAAATCAACAACCTCTTTTTAATTATCTAACTGTATACATTACAAATAATAGGCAACAAATGTCAGATGTACGTATGTTATATATGAAAATCTTATACTATATTACAAAATATAGTGATATTAATGATTTCTTTACTAATTTACTGTTTAATGTGGGAGAAGATTCTCAAAATAATGGACTTTATGTACAAATACAAGAACTATCTCTGGAATATACAGCAGGTATGCTTATGACTGGACAAGATATAAATCAACAATTAACTATGTCTGATTTTTTAGGAATATTAAAGTTATCATATGTTCGTGATTTAATAATGATGTTATCAATACAAATACCAGATGGTAGTAATAGTCATGTTCTAACCCAATATAATAGTATAGTAATGGATGTTGTCGGAGCCCAGGCAGATACTAGTTTTCTTCCTGTTCAATATCAAACATTATTACAACCTAATATATCATCAACTGCTGTATTATTGTTAACTTTGGGATTAATGGATATCATGTATGAAGGACGAAATGTAACCAAATTTAATGACACTGCATATAATGCTATATTGCCAAGCATAATGAATGAAGACTCAACCAAAGCTCTTATGACTTGGTATGTGAGTAGACCAAGTGCGTTGTCATTTTTTGGTGCAGAAGGAACAGGAGCAGGTTTTCAAACTAGCACAGTACAAAATTATATTATGACGAGAGTAATGAACATATTAGATGTACAAATTCCTGGTACAATAAGAGTTACTGACCCTTGGACAAGAAGAGGTGGTAAAAAGACAAAAAAACGCAAAAATAAAAAACGTAATAAAAATACAAAAAATAAAAAAGGTAAAAAAGGTAAAAAATCTAAGATTAAAAAGATTAAAACTAAAAAAACAAATTTATTTATCGGGCGAAAACAGCGATAAAAGTTGCGAAATTGGTATAACAAACGTTAATTTACCAAATTTTGTACATACCTTGAAACATGTGTATATCGCAAAAAACGTGATTTCGCATTTGCAACTCTTTCGGGTGTAGGTAGAAAACAGAAAAAGTTGCAACAACAACTGTGTAGGTATTTCATATTTTCAATATTCAATATTTGGTGTATGTAGGCACGAACACAGACATTATAAAAATTGGTCTGGTTAAGATTTCGTCTATTCGATCAAAATATATTTTGAACATGGATGCTGTAGCAAAATCGCATAAAGATTAATCTAAGCATAATATAATGATAAAAAAAATGAATATATTATCGTTTCATTGTAATACATGTTTATATACAACTAAGCGGAAAAGTTCGTGGAATAAACATTTACAAACACAAAAACATTATTATGCTTCGATGGGCGAAAACGCATGCAAGGCATTATATGGATGCCAAGACTGTAATCGCAAATATAAATACCCGTCTGGATTAAAGAAGCATCTTGCCAGTAATAAATGTAATAATACCAATAATATCAATACTACTTGTGAGGAAATAATAGTGACCAAATCATATAAAGATTTAGCAGGAGAAGTTAAAGATTTAAAGAATGTAATGAAAAATTTCTTTGATACTCATAATAAGGTCGTTGACCAAATGGCAGACCAAAATAAATTAATTAATGAAATGATGCCTAAAATTGGCAATAATAATAATAGTTTTAATATAAATGTTTTTTTAAATGAAAAATGCAAGGATGCTATAAACATGTCCGATTTTATTGAATCCTTACAAATACAAGTTGCCGATTTATTATATACAAAAAATAATGGTCTTTTAGAGGGAATAAGTTCTGTTATGATAAATGGTCTTAAACAATTGGAAACGTGTAAACGACCAATACATTGCACTGACATAAAACGTGAAACACTATACATAAAGGACAATAATGCATGGGACAAGGAAAATGGAAAACATAAATTAAAGGCTGCATTAAATGATATTGCTTACAAAGAGAGACGCGCTATCAAGGAATGGGAACGCGCTAATCCAAAATGGGATCAATCGGATGAAGGCAAACAGGAATATATAGACCTCGTACAAGCCATAATGAGTGATGTGAATGAATCAAATCCTAAAGAAAATAGGGTAATACGCAATATCGCGAGAGAAATAAACATCGATAAGGAAACAGGTATCGTAACAGCCTAGTTCCTCTATTTTATGTAAAATTGAATATACTTATTATAATTATATTCAATTAAATGCGTTCGGAAAACAGAATCTCAAATATCAATGTATCCAATAATTTTATGAACGATATTCCGACGAGTACGGATACAGCAAAGGATTGTTGTAAGGTGATTAGTGCCACCTATTTGTTTCTTATAATATTAATGGGTATTTTGGGATATTATATTTTTGGTATTAATTATGTTGTTGTAAATTCATTACAAAAAACAAAGGACTTTTGTCCTGATTCAAACGTCTGGATATTCACTGTTGTTAGTCTTGTTGTCCGCTATCCACTTAATAGTCTTGGGTTATTAATAAGCTCTTTTACACATGGGATTCAAATAAGACATTTAATAAAGCTTTTTGTTATTAATAGTTTATTTATAATATGGGGAAGCATCGAACTATGGGTGTTGGCATGCACGCAGGAACAGACAAATTATCCTTTATATAATCTTTTACGAATTGATATTATCATTACAATAACAGTAATTTGTTTGTTTGGTGTGTTCATTATCACACAATAGAAATGTAGAACCTGTGCTTTATAAAATATTAATTATTTTATAAATTAAAGGATTGTCTCATTAATAAGCGGTTCCACCAAACATTGACCCAAACGCTTCATTTGATGCCATAGGTTCCGAACCCATTTCTGGTGACGCCGCACCTATCAAAGGTGTGGGGGGTCCTTGATACATTGTGTTGAAGTTTGGTGATGATTCCGCGCTTTGAGGTAAATTAGACACCGATGTTGTTCCGCCACTATTACCTATAATGGATGACATTCCTCCGGACATCCCCGATGACATTCCTCCGGGCACCCCCGATGACATTCCTCCGGGCACCCCCGATGACATTACTGAAAACGGTTGCTTAACTGTTAAAGCCTCCTTTTTATTCTCTCCTAAACTAATATTTCCTTCCCAAACATTGGACAATCGTTCCGCTAAAATGTTTATTTTGTGACCTAATTTAGTTTGCATTGTAAACAACACAACCAACCACGGCAATAAAACTGAAATAATATTGAATTCGGGATAGGCTACCTTGCTATAAGTAGGAACATATGAAATAACTTTGTTTGATAACCATATTAACATAAGCAACAGAACCAATTGTCCAACTGATTCTACTAATATTTCTAAACTCCCCTTGTCTTCATTTTCTTCTGGAACAATATTTTTTGTTATTTTAAGTATTATAATAGTTGGTATAATTGCTAAAATACCATACTGCAGAATATTTAATATCTGTGCTTTATTTTCGTCATCAAAATTAAACACATATTTGAAAAACCCCATAGTCTCCTTTAATTCCTTGGGTTCGTCAACGGAACCCCCGGTCATATTTTTAATTTCGCTCATATGATTTATGAAAAGAAATTAAAAATATATAAATATTAATAACTAATGTTAAAAAAAGCCTTGGAATCAATTAAATATGACCCTAAAAGCGATACTATACACGACGAATTTCAATATATTAATCTTATTCGTGACATATTATCTGACGGTTACATTGAAGATGGTCGCAATGGATTGACCACAGGAATTTTTGGTAGTGCAATGCATTTCTCTTTAGAAAATAATATATTACCTTTACTTACTACTAAAAAGGTTGCGTGGAAAACGTGTTTAAAGGAACTCCTTTGGTTTATAAGCGGAAAAACAGATAATGCGATATTAAACAACGAGAAAGTTCATATTTGGGATGCAAATGCATCCCGCGACTACTTAAACAGTCGTGGGCTTCATAATTTAATGGAAAATGACCTTGGTCCAGTCTATGGGCACCAGTGGCGATATTTTAATGCACCCTATGATAATTGTCGCAGTGATTATTCGGGACAGGGTGTTGACCAATTACAATATATAATAGATAGCTTAATTAATCCCGAAACAAGAAATTCAAGACGACTAATATTAAGCAGTTGGAATCCGTGTCAAATAAATAAAATGGCACTGCCACCATGTCATGTTTTGATACAATTTAATGTATTTGGTGGTAATAAATTGTCCTGTTCTTTATACCAAAGAAGTGGTGATGTAGGTCTAGGGGTTCCTTTTAACATTGCATCATACTGCTTTCTTACCCATTTAATTGCTCATCATTGTGGATTGATTGCCCATGAATTTGTCTATAATATTGGCAATGCCCATATTTATGATGATCATCTTGAACCTTTAGAAAAACAAACAGATAGAATTCCATATTGTTTTCCTCAATTGATTATTAATAATAAACACGCAAATATTAACGAGTATTGTGTTGATGATTTTTCTGTTTTAGATTATAATTATCATCCTCCCATTAAAATGAAAATGCGGACATAATTCAAAAATTATATCTTTATATTTATTTATAACATGAGTGCAAGTGCAGGATTATCAGCCGCAAAAAGACGTCGTGGAGGAACAGCATCAAGAGGTCCGCCTCCGTCAGTCCCAGAGACCATACAAGAGGCAAGCAATGACCCGATTGACCCCAAATCGCTTCTCTTAAAACATGATTACACTATATTTCAAATGGAACAAGCCATTGGGCATTTATTAAATATTGTAAGTGAAAATTCATCCGATAAAACAGTTGTGGACAATTTAACTAGAGAGTTAAGTCTCTATAAGGAGAAAACGAATCGGGAAATAAAGGAATTACAAAACATTAAAATGGAAGCCCGCTTATCTAAAATCGAAGGACAAACCGAGGGCGAAAACTAAATATAATTAATTATATTTTTATAAGTTGAAAACCGAATAATAATATTTTTTATAATATTATTATGAATGTAATCCTAAAATTACTAATTTTTTGTATAGTATTATTTATTTATATACATGTGTGTTTTTATCTGAAAACATGCGATGATTTAGAAGTATATGAAATAGAAAAATTTTCAAAGGATAAATTAGAGGAGGTTTGTGATTTAAGGCAACCCACTCTATTCAATCATACAATTGAATACTTAGACAATTTAAAACAAGACAATACATCAAAAATATATAGCGCATTTGATATTAAAATTAAAAATATAGCAAAGGACAATGAACAGGTCCCGCTTCCATTAAATAATGCAATTAAATTATTCAATACAGAGGGGGTTAAATACATTAGCGAAAAGAATGACGAATTTCTGGATGAAACCTGTTTAATCAAGGATTACAGGGCAAATGACGCACTTTTAAGACCTTACATGGTTGCCAGCTGTGAATATGATATGATTTTGGGGTCTGAAAATTCTGTAACGCCTTTAAGATATGATGTAAATTATAGGAATTTTTATGCGGTGATTGAAGGAGAGGTTACCATTAAATTGACGCCACCTAAAAATAGTAAATATTTGTATTTGGAAAAAAATTATGAGAATTTTGAGTTTCGTTCACCAATTAATCCGTGGGATATTCAAGAATGTTATAAAAAGGAATTTGAAAAAACTCAATTTTTAGAGGTGGTTTTAACCAGGGGTAAAATATTATTTATACCAGCATATTGGTGGTATACTATTAAATTAAACAAAAATGCTGTTCTCGCCACCTTTAAATACAGAACCTTTATGAATAATGTGGCTTTGGCTCCTGAGTTTTTTATGAGCTTTTTACAAAAACAAAATATAAAACATATGGTTGTCAAAAAAATGGCTTAATTTTATATTCATTTTATATATTAAATGAATATAAAATTAATATATATTGAAAATGACCGAATGTTTGGTGCAAAAAAAAATATTATTTACAATGGATTATTGATTAATCCAAAAATTCGCCTTACTGAAAATAAAGATTTGTGTGATTATATTTTTATGAATTTTAGAGACTTTAAAAAAGCACAACACTATAAACCAGAATATAAAAAAAAACTTATTGTTATTGATTATAGAGATAATAACAATATCTTCGATATACAGTGTTTTAAGTATTTCAAAAGAAGTGTGGTTAATAAAAACAGTTTGACATTTATTAAATATAATAGAGAAATAATACCAATTACATATTGTTTAAAAAATGAAGTATTAGAATTCAAAAATATACATGATTATGACAGATATATTGATATAAGCATCTTTTTTGAGACAAATAGTAAAGAGAGCGTTGACACTTATAGAAATTTAATAACAAATTTTATAAAAAAAAATTTTAGCAATTATAATACCCATATTGGTATCTGTGGTTCTAAGGGCAAAATTGGAAGAAACTCAATACAGAAAGATTACTATGAAAAAATGTTTCATTCTAAAATTATTGTAACCTGCAATCCTGCTCAATGGGAAGGTGATTATAGAACTTGGGAAGCTTTATCATCAGGCGCAATGGTAATGGTCGATAAAATGATTACCCCAGTAACTAACCCATTAATTGATGAAAAACATGTTATTTTCTATGATATAAATAATTTAATTGAACTTAAAAAAAAAATATTATTTTATTTAAAAAATCAGGATTTAATTAAAAAAATTGCAAAAGAAGGGAATAATTATGCTTTAGCATTTCACAAAACATCTGATAGAATAGATGAAATATTATCTCATTTATAATTTTTCCAATCGTTGTCAAAAAAATGGCTTAATATATACATACATATATATATATGCATTCAAAAGAACGCTCTCTTATTCACGCGGTGCGTGACGACTCAATTTGTGATATTATGCAATCAGCTACAAAAGGATTGACCACAAAAGAACTATCAACGAATCAAGCCAATATTATAAAATTTTTTGAAAAATTTCCTTTAAAACTTGGAACAGAAATGTATTCCTTTAACGAAAATAATCCATATACAACAATATATTTAAGCCAAAGGAGTTTTGATACTGGAACAGTGCGCATAACACGCCCTGGATATTATGTATTGTTAGAAGATATCGAATTTCATCCTAATTCTGCTAATAATTTTGAACCCACACAGGAACAAATTTTGTCGGGACAATATCCAAAAAACCCAGGACCCTATAACCTTAATTTTTTCGCAGCGCTTACCATAGAATCCAAAGACGTTCTTATTGATATGCGCGGACATACAATTAAACAATCGTATGAACACTTTCTTATGCAGCGTTTCTATGCCAATATTGAATTGGCGAGTGCACCATTCATTGGAGCACAAGGACCAAGTCAAGGTATTTCAATCGGACACACCAGTGCGGATCGTTGTGCAATAATAAATGGACATCTTTCATTGTCTTCACACCATGGAATACACGGAAATAGTGCGAGGAATCTATTATTGGTGGGTCTCACTATTTACGATTTCCAGGTTGGTGGCATATCTTTAAATGGGATGGTGGATGGTATATTATATGACATTAATATTAGAAATGTTAACAAGGAAACACCCATTTTATCAACCTTTTCTCAGGCTATATTTACATTGCCGTGGTTAAAAAGGCTAACCCAGAACAAGCCCGATTCTGAAATAAACATTAATGGAATATACAAAAATGCACGCATGATCGAGACCAATTTATTGAAATCAATTACGGACACCCGAAAAGAAATAATGGCGACTCAAAAAACTTCCAATTCCTTATATAACAATCCGGGAGGACTTTCAGACACAAACATATATGGGTTATCAATTAATGTTATTGGTGTTTTAGTAAATCCGTTTTTAAAAAAGAGACCGACTGAGGAAAATACGGGAAACCAGGATATTTACATGGAAAATATATGTGTTCAAAATATTAGTTCAAAACCTTTGCAAATAATAGCGTTGTCTGATGCAAGTATATTAAATAAGGGTTCAGACTGTTATGGGAAAGGACAACCATTAATAACTGGTCCCGTGGGTGGATTATTAAAACATCGCGAAGTCACTGGGAGAAATGGAGTGTATATATCTAACCCATTAGTAGATGCCCAAGCATTGTTGGCGCTTCATGTTGGTGAAGGAACCTCCTTCTATACACGCGACGTTATTGATTGGTTGGCAGGCGACATACGAAAACCCCAACTAATGTCGGGGCGCAATATATCGGAAGTCTTTGGACTCGATTCAATGGCTCATACCATGAAAGGCAATATAGGATTTTTTATATCGGGGGGTCTAAATATTAAATGTCTTGGTATTTCAGTAACCAATGTCGGAAATGAAGGACAGTTTGAAAAAGCAAGGGGGAATACTACAAAGGACCCTGGTGAAAAGGCATTCACACACGCAATCGTTGCATGTGAAAATATTATAATAAATGACGAAATATATAACGGAACCACGTTTATAGAAGCATAATATGGTATAACAAATTTAAATATTATTTGACAATAATATTTAATGCAGATTGTGTTAAATGTGACAAATCGCTATCGGGAATGGGGGTGGATTGGTAATACCACTGCATGCAATATAGACCCCGTGGTTGAAAAGTATTTTAATAAGGATGTTGTGTTTGTCGAGGACCTGAATGGTAAACCCTACCTGGTCTCCTCGCCGACAAAAGACATTACCAATATTCCAGGAGTTCTCCTTATTACGGGCAACACTTATGGACGTTTTTCTAATAAAAAATTGTTGTATAAATGTTTACCAGACGACACTTCATTGCCCGCATTTTTGATTCCTTATCAATTAAAAAAAACCCAGTTTTGTAAAAAGATTACCAACCTCTATATTACCTTTTCGTTTCACTCCTGGGACGACAAACACCCCATTGGTTCCTTACAACAAAATTTGGGGGAAGTTTCGGAATTGGCTAATTTTTGCGAATATAAGCTGTATTGTAAAAACATTCATCATTCAATCACACAATTTACTAAACAAACTTGTAAAATAATTAAAACAAAGTCGGAAGCTTTATGGGGTGCCGATATTTTAGAAAAATATCCACATATTGAGGACCGAAGGGAGAGGGATGTCATGACCATTGATCCTATGGGGAGTCGGGATTTAGATGATGGATTTGGAATGAAAACCATATCAACGAGAGAAATAATGATTAGTGTCTATATTGCAAATGTAAGTTTATGGTTAGATATTCTTCAATTATGGGGAAATTTCTCCGAACGCGTGTCTACCATATACTTGCCCGAGTTTAAAAGGACGATGTTGCCTTCTATTTTATCTGAAAATATGTGTAGTCTCCTTAAAAATCAGGAACGCTTCGCCTTTACTATGGACGTTCTTGTTGACACTCATTCGGGTGAAATTTTGTCTGTAAATTTTGTAAACAGCCTTATATCGGTTAAAGAAAATTATGCATATGAGGACAAATCCCTCCTTTGGAATCCTGTTTATAAACAATTGTTGTGTGTGTGTAAAAATATAAATAAGAACTATGCTTATCTAGATACTGTTTCGGACAGTCACGATGTCGTGGCACTTTTGATGATTATGATGAATCATCAAACCGCTCTCTCCTTAAAACAACACAATAATGGAATTTTTAGAACCCAAACATTCACGTCTGGACCCGAAATAGAAGCACCTCAAGAGATTAGTACCTTTATTAAAATGTGGAAATACAGTGAAAGCAAATATTCA